TGATGAGATCCCGCAGATAGTACACCCAGTCATGCGCCCGCTTGCACAGATAGCCGGTGACACCGTGGATGACGAATTGTCGGTAGGGTTCGACATCGCTTGCGATGCAAGGGATTCCGAGGGCCGCATATTCCAGTGCTTTGATGTGGGATTTGCAGCGGGCGAACAGGGACGGCTCAAGCGGGGCGAGACCGATGTCGAAGTCAATCGTCTTGTAGTATTCGGTGGTTTCCTCGGTCCAGCCGGTGTAACGAATTTTGCCTTGCCGCTTGATCATTCGTCGCCAGTCGGCGCCGATCATGTGGGATTCGACTTTGTTGGGGTACCAGTCGATGGAGCGTCGCCAGCCGTAGGTGCATTGTGGGATGTCTTTGTAATGCGAGTAGGAGCCGGCCCAGCCGATGACCACTTTGCCGTCGTGTTTCGGGCGTTCGATTTTCAGCATGGATTCGTCGATGTGGTTTTGCAGGACTAAGGTGTTGGGGTTGATTTTCGCCATCTCTTCGGCGAGTGGTTGGGTGGAGCAGGTGACTAGGTCGGCTACTTCGATGCAGTGGCGGATTGAGTCTTGGGTGTCGGCGCTGGCGTACATGGAGTAGGCGGGGTTGAGGGGTTCGACTTCGAAGGGGTTGTCGTCGAGTTCGTAGACGAGTCGGGCGTGGCGCCGTTGCCGGCGCCACCACCCGTTTCGGCCGCCCACCAGGTGGCCGGTGATGATGTCGAATCCTTGTGCTGTCACGGTGGATTTCGCCATCTCGTAGGCGGTTTCGTGGCCGTGTAACGCGAGTTCGTCGAGGGGCTGGCGGATACGGTAGTATCCGCCGCCCTCGAACTGGCGCAGGACGCCCAGTATCCTCATTCGGCCGCTTTCGTTCTGGTTTTTTTGGATGCCGCCGCGGTTTCCGGTGCGCCGTCCAAGACTTCCTCAGCGAGCCCATTGGCGCAGTAGCGGGCCGCGTTATCGGCGTCGACTTGATCGGGCACGTCGAGAACGTCACCGATGTTGCAGCCGAACATGTTGTGGAACATGCCCGTTGGCTGGAACAACAGTTTGATCTGTTTCATTACGAGGCCGCCGTCTGATACAACTTGATCGCGTTCTGGTCGAGCTGTTTGCCGTCGGTACGGAAAATCGCCCTAAACGACACCAGGTCGGTGCCGAACGCGAAATCGTCGCTGCGTTCGAAACGGACCGGGGTGACATCTCTGATCACGTAGCCGCCGAAGTCGCCGAACGCGATCGGCTTCACCGATACCCCGATCGCGGGCATGTTCGGATCGGCGTACACGGGTCTGCCGAGCACGGTGTCCGGTTGGCCGGCGACTAGCGCCGGCTGCCAAATGTACTGTCCGGTTGTGTCTTTGAGTTTCCTCACCGCTTTGACGGTGGAGTCGTTCATCACGAAAGATCCCCGCGGCCGGTACTGCGGCAACACCGAGTGATACAGCTCGATCAGCACGTCGGCGCCGATCACGGCGCCGCTGGTGGGCAGCCCGGTGGTGGATCCGGTGCCGGTCGCCGCGGTCAGGGCGACAGTGGCGGTGCCGACGAATCCGGTGGGCTGGTTGGTTCCGGTGCCGGCGACATACGCAGTGTCCGACGCGATGCCCAGGTTGCGGCCGGCGTGTTCGGCCATGAAGCCGATGACGTCGAATCCGGTGTCTTGAATCAGTTCGCTGGATACCTGAATCAGTTTGGCCAGCTTGAACGCGCCCACCGTGACCGAGGAGAACGTCGGATCGGACGCGGACAGGGCCGCGTTCTCACCTGTCCACACGGCCGCGCCTTCAGCGGTCGACCGCGGGATGAGCATGGTCTCCCCGGATTGGGTGGCGATCACGTACGGGTTGGCTTGCCGGACGCTGCTGGTGTCCACCAGATACTTGTAAAGCTGGCCGATGAATCCGGTTGGCAGCGGCGCGCTGGAATCGGTGAGCACGCGGCGTTCTACCGCGTTGGGCAGCGCCAGTTCGTAGCTGCGGGAGTCGCTTTGACCCAGCATGAATCGGCGCAGCTCGAGACTCTGCTGTTCGAAAGTGGCCGCCACCACCGCGGCCTGCCCGCCCGTGTTGCGGCCACTGACTAGGGTGGCGATGCGTTCTTCGGCGGCCCGGGCCTTGGCTTCGCCGTTGCGGATGTCTTCCATCCGCTTGTCGAGGCGGTCGATCTCGGCCATCATTTCGTTCCATTGCCGGTCTTCGGCTTCGGTCATGGCCCGGTTTTCCTCGTCGGACTTGTCGGCCAGTGCGCGGGCCTTGTCCATGGTGTCTTTGCGCTGCGCCCACAGCTTGTCGTGAGTTTCGTTCACGCTCATGTTGATAGTCATGTGCCCTGGTTTCCTTTCAAATGCGCGGGCAGGATTCGGTGACGTGTGGGCTGCGCTGTCTGCCAGCCCACGGGCGCGGCTACCCGTGCAAACAGGCTGGGGGCGGCCGACTGTCTGCCGGCGATGTCCCAGCCAGGAAAACCCTTGTTACACCTTGGCTTTGGGGTATTGCTTGTCGAGGAGTGCGATCTTGGCGGCCCGCCCGGTGATGGGTTTGTGCGCCGAGTGCGGGCCGTCGGTGCGGATGAACAGTTTGCGTAGTTCATGTTCGGCGGCGAGCGCGACCACGGCTTCGTACTCGACGCCGGCCCAAACACTGAGGCCCCGAAGACCTACTGAGGTATCTCGATACGCCGGCAGAGTTACCGGCGCCACATCGATGAGTTTGCCTGAGATCAGGGTTCGGGTCGGGAACGACTGTTGGTTGTATCCCCAATCAACTTCCGTTGCAACGAAAGCAAACGAAGAATTGGCGACGTCGCCGCGCGCGACGAGCTCGAGGACGTCGGCGCGGTGCTCGGGCACATCCACCACATACGACAAGCCTGTTTCGTCAGTCGCCAGCCGCAGCGTGCCGCCGCGCGTAGAGCCCAGAACGAAAGCGTCGTCATGGTTATAGCGGCAGATGACACCAGGCCAGCCATCGGCTCGGGAATTGTTGAAAAAGGGTGGCGCGATGTTTTCGATGTAGCTGCCGCCGAGTACCTCAGAGTCACGGTTATAGACCGCGGCGTAGCCGCCGATTTCGCGGCCATTCTTGGAAGCACGCACTTCCACAGGCATCCCCAGCTTCGGCTGCCACGTCGAGGTGAAGACCCGTTCAACGCTGTTGTCGACCTCGAGGCTGCGGGAGTCGTCGCTGACCTGGACACCGAAGCGTTTGAGGGCGGCCTTGATCCGGCCTTTGATCGATGCGAGTTCCTCGGAGCTGTAGCCGGACTGGTTTTTCGGCATGTTGATATAGCTCCAGGCGGCGCGGGCGTGGGCTTCGGTGTCGATCGGGTAGCGCTTGACGCCTTCCTTGTATCCGGGGTCGGCGTATTTGACGTCGCCGTAGGGCTTCTTGTCATCGGCTGCCATTGGTAGATCCTTTCGATGTGGCGCCCACGGCGGCGGGCTGTTGTCCGTTCATGGGGGCCGCCGGCGCCGGCAATCCCACTGTGGTGTTGGTGGGTGCAATCGGCGCCGGCGGAGGCTCGGGCGGTGGGGGCATCGGCGGCCGGTCGTAGTCGGCGCGCACCTCATCTTGGGTCAGCCACGGCTGACTCGGGGTACCCAGCGACAGCGCCGCGATTTCAGCTTTGGTCTTGGTGTCGGCCCGCAACATTTCGCTGGTGTCGAACTTCACGTAGGTGCCCCGCGGAAACAGCTTCGTGAACGCTTTCTCCAGCCGAACCAGCCACGGCCGCAACGAAAACGTCAGATAGTCAAGGGTGTTCATTTCCACCGTCGAGTACGTGAGGCTCTTGCCGGTGGTGCCGCCGATCTTCTCCGGCGGGATCCCGTAAATCGTGGCGATCTGCGTCGCCGTGAGCTGCGCGGTTTCCACGAACTGCGCCTCATGCGGCTTGATCGCGATCGGCGTGTAATTCCAGTCGATGCCGTAAACCAGGGGCTTGCGGGTTTGCAGGCGGGCGGTGACACGGGCGGTGATGAGGTCGGCGTCCTCTTTGGACACGGTCTGCTTGACGTTTTGGAAGGTTCCCGGCGGGACACCACCGTTGTCATACCAGTAGCCGGCATAGTCCTGGGCGGCCAGCCCGACGTGCGCGGTGGCGGCGTAGGCGGCGATCGGCGACAACCCACGAACCCGATAGGGCATGGTGAACCACGGGATGTGCATGAGCCCGTCGGGCGGTAGCGGCTGGCCGTACCAGTACCACAGCGGCTGCATGTAGGAGCCGGGACCGAAACGGTTGCTGTCCTGGGTGACGACCTGCTGGGGGTCAAGCCATTCGATCATCGTCGGCCAGCCGTCATAGTCACGGGCGGTGACCAACCCGACCGCATCGCCTTGCAACGCCATACACACCACGGCGCGGTGCAACCAGTCCGGCAGTGTCCCATGGACGCTCGGCTGGGTGAATAGCGACGGGTCGGGTTGGCGGACCGGCAGAC